ATTGCCAAACGAACTTACGGATTTAGAACTGGATGAGGTTTCCCTAGTCGGTAAAGCGGCTAATGGGAAGCGTTTCTTATTATATAAATCAGCTAATGGAAGTGTACCGATGACAAAGACCAAGCCCGCTAGGGCTGACAAGGCCGGAGCTAGGGCTCTGGTCAGCAAGGCTGAGCTGCTGGATATCGTCCAGAAAGCAGTCGAACCGATCCGCAAGGAGAACGAGGAGCTGCGCTCTATCCTCCGCAAGAAGGAGTATGAGCAGATAGCCAAGTCCGATTTCTCCGGCCTGGGAACTCCTGAAGAGGGTGCTGAGATCCTGAAGAGCCTGGAGGCTCTGCCGACTGAGGCCCGCAAGACTATCTTGAAGACCCTCAAGCAGGCCAGCGTAATGAAGGCCGAGGCCGGAAAGCTGCTCTATCACCCGATGGGTAGCGACAGGCCCGCACCTGGGACCTCCATGGCCGAGTTCGAAGCCCTGGTAACCAAGCACGAGAGCCTAATCCAGAAGTCCGGCAGCGGCCCCACAGATCCCAAGGTTCGCCATGCTCTGGCGGTAGCCGCAGCCACTCGCGAGAATGGCGCTCTGGCTAAGTCCGTGTTGGCCGAGGAGAGGGCAGGTACTGTGCGCGCTCAGATGGGGGTGATCTGAAATGACCGACATGACGGCCCCCTTCAGGGAAGCTCTACCAGGAGACATTAGCTCCTACAATCCGGACGGTGACATGTCTGCTCTGGAGTACTGTTTCGTCCAGCTGGACACCACAAGAGCCCGGACAGTACAGGCATTTTCAAGCGGCCATCCGGTAGGCGTCCTGTGCAACAGGCCTACGGAAACCGCGACTTCCACCAACTTCTCAATCACCGCGCTGGTCCAGTGGAGAGGTAAAGCCCTCGTCAAGACTGGATCCAGTGGTCTGGCAGTAGGTGACCTGGTGAAGGTCGGTACTGGTGGTGTCGGCGACAAGGCCACGCCCACCAACAAGGATATCATCGTGGGACAGTGCGAAGTCGCTGCTGCTGCGGGGCTCCCGGCTACCGTGAGACTGTTCACGTACCAGGCGAACATTTGAGGTGATGATTCATGGATTACAGAGAAACTATAGCATCCCTGGCCCAGAGCGTTGTAAACAAAGGCCTGGATTACTCCCAGATCCACGTAGCCCGGCTGGAGTCTGAGTGGTCTCTTGCATACCGCCAGGAGCCTTCCAACTTCGTGGCCGACCAGTGGTTCCCCATGATAGGGGTAAACCAGATCGCCGGTCTCTATCCCAAGTGGGCCATGGAGAACAACTTCACCAACAAGGCTGGTGAATGGCGACCTGGATCTATCCCGCCCCAGGGAGAGCTCAAGGTAGACACCCCCGGCTCCTATGTATGCCGGAGATATGCCTTCGAAATGCCCCTCATGGCCGACATCCCCTTTGTGGCCGACCAGGGCTACCCCATCGAGCAGGCGACAACCAACATGGTTACTGACGTGCTCCAGTTGAATAAGGAGCTGGTCATCGCCAACAGCTACTTCAAGGAGTCTGTTTGGGGAATCGATGTCACTGGAACTGGCAGCGGTGAAACCTGGACTCCTGGAGAGATCACCACAGGCGAGACTATCAGGCAGTTCAATGATGCAGACTCTGACCCCCTGGGCGTATTCAAGGACAGCAAGCTGGCCATTAAGAAGGCATGCGGTCTCCTGCCCAACACCATGGTCATAGGGGAGCAGGCATACGAGGAGCTGAGGATCAACCCCCAGCTGATCAGCCTCTACCGGAACCCCCAGGGTTCTGAGAAGGTCCCCACCAAGCTAAACGAGCAGATGATCGCCCAGGCCCTCGACATTGACAAGATCCTGGTCGCCAAGGCCATGTATAACACCGCCGCCCCTGGTGCGACCGTGGCCCTGGACTGGATCTTTGGAAAGCACATCTGGCTGGGCTACGTCACAACTCCCGGACCGCTCACCACCCTGGCTGGCATGAACCTATCCTTCAATGAGCCCCTGGGCGGATTCGACACCGCTCTATCACAGGTCCCCGACCTGCACACCCACACAACCTATTACCAGGGCTTCCAGTGCTGGTGCCCGGTGGTAATGGCCAAAACTGCAGGCATGTTCATGAAGAACGTGGTAGCCTGAAGGCGGTAACGATGACTCGCTACAAAGTGGTGCGAGCATTCGAAAGGCATGATGGCAAAGCCCTGCGCAAGTTCACGCGGGGCTCTATCATCAGCCCGAAAGATGCCGCTAAGATGGCTGTCAGGCCCGAGACGAAGCGACAAAGTACCATTGAAGTCCTGATCAACTCAGGAGCTATAGTGGCTATACCCGAGGAGGTGACACCAATTGACTCATAGAGTAGACCGCATCTGGGGGCCAGTCAAGGCCGATAACCTGATGGCAGACAAGCTCTACGCCAACCAGGCTAAACTCATCTTCGATAAGACGGCGGGCAGCTATGTAATCGGAACCGTGCCCGGCAACAGCATCCTGGAGTACGCCGTGGTCAACATCGCCACAGGCTTTAACGACACGCTAACCCTCGGGGATGCTTCGGACCCGGATGCCTACATAGAGAACGACGACTTCCCCAAGACGGCAGGCATGCATGATCCTATCGCCCTGAACATCCCGTTCGCCACCGCCACCGCAATCAAGCTGGCGGTCGGTGCATCGACTACAGCCGGTGCCGGTACTATCTGGCTACTCTGGAGGCCACTGAAATGAGACGATTCATAGCTATCCTGTTGGTGCTCATGGCCTTCATGGGTGCCGCCAGTGCCGCATCTTCGGACGTGGCCGGAGTCTACAATAAGAACCTGGTGGGAGCTGTTATCACCATTCCCGCAGCCGAAACCAGCGACACCGACCAGATCGTGAACAACGCCAGCCTGAACTCGACCACCAACCTACTGATAAGGTCTACTGGTGTCGGATCTTCGAACTTCCTCGATGATCCGGATGTCCCCCGATGCCTCATAGTGACTCCATCAGGCGCAGTCACAACCGAGATCAAGTTCACCGGGTTGGACATCTCGGGAGCGGTCATTACCGAAAACCTGACCTTCTCAGCATCCTCCGATGCCCAGACCACGACTAAGGCATTCAAGAACGTGACACGGATCGATGCCACCACATCAGGCACCACTCGGACCGTAGATATCGGCACGGCTGACAAGCTAGCTCTGAACAAGAAGTTCGCAGTCAACCCAGTGGTCTATTGTTCAGTCAACGGTGCAAGAGAGGCCACGGCTCCTGCAGTAACGGTATCCTCAACGGTGTTGGCTCAGAACACCATCGACACCGCCACGGCACCGGGCGGGCATGTCACCAAGATCTGGGTGCTCTATTAGGAGGTAATCATGGCAATACAATTCTCGATACTGACGAGGAATGCGTTCCTCGATGCGCTGGAAACCTACGCAGGCACCAGCGCCGTATTGAAGATCAGGACGGGCGCGGCTCCGGCAGACTGTGATACAGCAGACGCTGGGACAGTCCTGGCAACTCTGAGCCTTCCATCTGACTGGATGGCCGCGGCAGCGAATGGCAGCAAGGCCAAGGCCGGAACCTGGGAAGACGCAAGCGCCGACGCAGCCGGCACAGCAGCCCATTGGAGACTCTACAAGTCCGATGGCACCACCTGTGTCGCACAGGGCACCATCACGGCGACGGGTGGCGGCGGCGACCTGACCCTGGTGAACACCAACATCGCAAAGGGCCAGCCAATCACCATCACCAGCTTTAACCTGACGGCACCGGGAGCATAGGGGGGTAGTGAAATGGCATACGACTATGTGGAGTTGAAAGACGCAAACGGAACCGCTTTTAAGGCCGCCTCCAAACAAGTGGAGGCCAGCCCGAATCAGGTCGATGCGTCTATCATCGTCCTAGACGCGGAGCGAACCGAGGATGTGGCCCATGTATCAAGCGATACGGGCCTGATGCTGCTGGCGGTCCGAAAGGATACCGCCGCTGCGCTGGCTGACACGGACGGAGATTACATCCCTCTCATAGTCGATGCCAATGGCCGCCTCCATGTTCTCGATCCCAACTCCGCCACAATAGCGGCCCTGTCCAAAGCCGAGGATGCGGCCCACAAAACAGGAGATCCTGGTATCCAGATCCTGGCGGTGCGAAAGGATACCGCTGAAGCCATAGCCGGAACTGCTGGAGACTATGCGCCGCTTGAGGTGGACGCCCTCGGCAGGTTGCATGTATCCTGTCATTTCGCCGAGGTCCTGGACTCCGGCAATGACTCCATCGATGTCGATAAGATGGGGAAAGGTTCTCGCATCACTGCTGCAACTCTTGGATTGAGTGCAGTAACGGCTACTACCACATCCAACGAAATCAATATGAGCAGCCATAATTATGTGGCGGTATTCATCACCGTGGCCGGAGCTTACAACTGGACTGTAAAGCTTCAGGGGGCTGCCAACAGCGGCGGAACCTTTATGGATCTGTATGATGGTGCTAATGCGTGCTCAGTTCAGCTCCAAGATACCACCAGGGTGATTATGTGGCCATGCGGTGCTCCGTACGCAAAGATTGTGGCAACTGAAGACACCGATGGCACGAGTTGTACTGTTGAGGTCGTGCCATTCAATAGGTGATTTTGAATGGCTGGAACTTGGAGTGCGGGGTCGAACGTCGGATATGCTACTTATCAGCCGAACGCAGGTGGAAGTCAAGCCAGTGCGTTTGCGGCGGGTGGTGGTGCTACTGCCAATGCCACATGTCGAGAATGGAATGGATCTGCTTGGAGTGCTGGTGGAAACCTCTTAAGCGTGATGTCGAGATGTGCATCAGGAGATGCTGGAAATGCTAGTGATGCCGTGGTTACTGGAGGTTATACTGGTTCGGTGGGCCTAAAAAATGCGATGACGTATAATGGCACAACATGGTCCTGGGTCGGTGATATGTCTGTGATCAGGTGGAGCCATAGTACATCTGGGGATTCGGCTGATGCGATCACTCTTGGTGGTGGCAACACCGGTGGGAAACTAGATTCAGTAGAATCATTCAATGGGTCCACCTGGGCGAATGCTGCCACATATACATTCGCCGTTTTATCACCGGCATCTGGTGGAGATAGTTCTGATGCTATTTCTACATGTGGATTGAACAGCACTACTTATCAGTCTACATGCGAAGTGTATAATGGGTCTTCATGGACAAATAAAAACAGTTTGTCCACAGCTCGTTATGAGCATGGTTGTGGTGGATGCTCTTCATACGCAGTTGCATTCGGTGGGCGTGGCCCGTCGATCATGAATAGTACTGAAGAATATGACGGCACCAGTTGGGCAACAGGTGGAAATTTAAACACCACCAGGAGATTAGTTAGCGGCGGGGCGAGTGCTACGGGATCGTCTGGTTCTGGAATTAGTATAGCTGGTTATACGACCAAGACAGTGCAAACCGTTGAAACTTATGCGTGGACGACATCGCTGGAAGAAATAACTAGAATATTATCTGAGAATAGACAAAGTTCTAGTGGCCGAATAACACGGTTCAAACCAAAATTACTATGGAGTCCGCCTACGGTATTGACCACCCCAACGTATGATGGAAGTGGTCAAACTGTTCATCCGTCTGTTGTTTATATTGATGGAGGTTTCGCCGGATACAAATATTGGATGGGTATAACACCATATCCGGGCGGTAATGACGATTATGAGAATCCGTCATTACTTGCATCAAATGATGGAATAACCTGGGAAGTTCCAAGCGGCATAACAAATCCGCTTGCTCCGATGCCAAGTCATCATAACTGCGATTGCTGTCTGGTTTGGGATAATGATGCATCTGTATTGTATTTATATTATGTAGAATATTTATCTTCTGGTGTAATAAATATATACAGATTTCCCATAACCGAAGATCCTTTGACAGTGGGCACTAAAGTATTGTGTACTCCAGATACGGCGGTTGGATGGTCGCCTTGTGTGTATCGTAATGGATCTGGCGATTGGGTAATGTGGTTTTTGGACAAAGATGTAAAACTTCAAAAATGGGTATCAACAGATGGGTTGGTATGGAGCGGCCAAACATTCCCGGAGTTTTACAATATTTCTGATGGATTAAGAACAAAAAATACACTAATCCCCTGGCACATCTCAGTGAATAAGTTTGGAGATAAATATATATTTTTAGTTTGTGCCTATCCCACGGGTGGGAACAATGGGCAAACTGATCTGTACTGGGCATATGCAGATTCTATGGATGCCCCTATCATGTTTGATACTGTCGCCATTTTGAATGAATTTACCGGATGGGGGAATGCACAAGTATATCTGAGTTGCCTCACAAAAATGGAGGATGACTCGTACCGGATGTATATTAGTGCGAGAACTACCAGTTGGGTATGGAGGACCGGTTATGCCGATGCTTCAATACACTGATAAGTTGCCCGCTGTAGTTGATTCTTCGGGGCTGTTTACTGAGGAACAGTCCCAGGATCTAGCCAGCCTCCGGGAAGAAATTTCTGAGGCATGGGACAATCAAGTGGTCTGGCGGACGTTCACAGAGGCCAACTTCTCGGTGCTGAACAATATCAAGTTTCCCACTCCAGCTTCAAAGTATCATCAAGCTACCAGGGAGCAGCTAGTTTTCTACGAACAGACCATCCTTCTATCATTTGACTACCGGGAAAAGCAAATCGACCTTGCCGAGACTCTGGAGAAGCTGGAGGGGTCCGAGGGCTACGAAAAACAGCGGCTGGAGGTCAAACGGGACAGACTCCTCTTCGAAATCGAGGGAATGAAAATCCAGGCCAAGGACCGTATAAGAGAACTTAAGATGTGGTCTGAGATAAAGAGCGGCCTGGATGATGGATCATTTGATACAAAGAACAAGGACACCGATGAGCTAATCCATCTCACGGTTAGGTATTGCCGGGAGGCGAGCCTGATCAAAGGTAAAACTAATGATATCGGGGCAGTGACAAATATCGTTGGGCAGGCTACAACCTGTCTGATGGAATGCAAGCGGCGCGGCATAACCGGACAGCTGCCTCCTGAATGTCATAAGGTATTGAGACAGATCAGAGATAGGTGATTATGTCTGCAATCTGGTTCTTCGGCTGGCCGACGACGGAAGAGGATTCTATCATCGAGGGAACGGCATCTATCACCATCCCCGCAGTCACCTGCGAAGCCGCCGGAACGGTAGAGGTCGAAGGCGAAGCCTCGGCCCAGATCGGTGCGGTAGGTCTGACTGCAGCCGGCACGGTGGAAATCGAGGGAGAAACAGCATCTCAGATTGGTGCTGTTGCCCTTACAGCCGCAGGAGCGCCACAGATCACGGGCGAGCTTTCGGCCAGCATTGGCAATATCTCCCTAGAGGGCGTCGGAGAGCTGCCCTTAATCGGCTCTATGGCTGCCCAGGTGGGCGAGGTCAGCCTTGCAGCGGCGGGCACATCTCCGATTACTGGCGCGGTCGATGCACAAATAGGCGCGGTCGTCTTAAGCGCTGCTGGAGAATCGGAGGGCACAACAGGTCAGGCCAATATCCAGATACCCGCAGTCACTTGTAATGCGGAAGGCACGGTCGGTATTACCGGCGAGACATCTCTTCAGATTGAACCAGCCACCCTGGAAGCCACCGGCGAGCTGCCCATATCCGGCGAGGCCGATATCCAAATCGGAGCCGTCACCTGCGAAGCAGAGGGGGGTTCTGGTGCTATTACCGGCGAAGCGAGCATCCAGATTCCAGCAGTGGGCATATCTGCAGAGGGATCTGTGGAGATCTCCGGCGAGGCCGATATCGACCTTCCGGCAGTTGGCCTGGAGGCTGTTGGTGATGTGCCTATCACCGGCCAGGCCGATATCCAGATCCCAGTAATTGCCATCGAAGCCGAAGGAAGCGCTGGGTCCACTACAGGTCAGGCCAATATCCAGATACCCGCAGTCACTTGTAATGCGGAAGGCACGGTCGGTATTACCGGCGAGACATCTCTGCAAGTTGCACCCATCACAATGGAGGCGGCGGGAAACGTCCCCATTTCTGGGGAGCTGGCAACTCAGATCGAGGCTGTGGCCCTGGAGGCTGCGGGTGAATTACCCATTTCGGGGCAGGCCGATATCCAGATCGGGCCGGTTGTTCTCGCGGCAGATGATAGTGGCGCAATCCAGGGCTCTGCAGATATCCAGATCGGTCCTGTCGACTGCAACGCCGAAGGCTCCCCAGTAATCACCGGGCAAGCCAATATTCAGGTTCCCGCGGTTACTGTGGAGGCAAACGGTGGAGCAGATGCCATCACAGGCTCGCTCAACCGTACCATCGGCGTTGTTACCCTGGAATCGGAGGGCACCGTCGAGATTGTAGGCACTGCCGATATAACAGTCGGTGATGTGGGTCTGGACAGTGCGCAGGTAATCGTCTTTGAGGCCGTGGTCGGGTCATCTCTGATCCAGCGAGCGGTACAGGGGAGATCCCTTATTGGTGAGGTAGCATGACGATATTCAAGGATCAGGTAGGGGTGTCGGTCACCCTCGACACCGGCATCTCGTTGTCGGGAGCCACACTGGTCCGCTTCAATGTGGTCCGGCCAGACGGCACGACGACCACCTGGGCGGCAACAGCCAGCAGCGATACAACACTGCAATACACCACACAGGAAGGGGAGCTATCACAGGCTGGCGTCTATCTGGTGATCGCCTACGTGGAGTTTCACGAGACCTCAAAGACTCCGGGTGATCCTTACGTCCTGGAGGTCCAGGAGACTGATTTCTCCATAGCCGCCTACACCAACAACCCGACGGGCAGGCCTATAGATGCGGTTCGCCTGGAGCTGGGCAAGGACCTCAGTCTCGCTCTACTCACGGACTCCGAGATCTCCTACAACCTGGCCAGAGCTCACAGCAATCCTCTCCTGGCAGCCGCTTTCTGCGCTGAGACCATCGCAGGCATGTACGCCGGCCTGGTCGACAAGTCGATGGGGAACTCTTCAGTATCCCTCTCACAAAAAAGTGAGGCTTGGAGAAAGAAGGCTATGGCCCTCCGAGCACAGGCCATGAGCCCCACGCTCACCCCGAGGGCGAGCAGCTCTGCATCGGGCGCGAGGAAATTCAGCCTGGGTCAGCATGACAACGTAGGCGGCAGCTACAGTATCACTGGATATATATGAGCGGAGAGTACTTCGCCGAGTTCAAGACGGGCGTGAACAACGCCTGGAAGGTTGAACTTGGCAATTGGATAGCTTTCTCCGGCGTGCCTCCCGTGGTACTGGCAGGGTCCATTCCAACGGTGCCCTTCCGGGTGGCTATCATAACCGAAGCCATAGCAGGGCATACGGATGTAGCCGGAATCGTGAAGGTGAACGACGAAGAGCTGACCTTCACCAGGGCAACCAGGCTGACCGCCGAGGAAGAGCTCACCTCCTGGCCCACTATCACAGTAACCGGCCTAGACTGCAAGATCACGGTCGAGTTGATCTCAGTCGATGGGGAATGCCTACAGAACGAGACGCTGGCGCCGATGGAGATCATATGCTTCCCCAAGACGCGCATCCTGAGAGACAGGAGCGGTTCGGGGTGGCAACAAACAAATTATGACATATGGAGCGAAGAGCCCCTAAACATCGGCGATCAGATCAGGTTCTTCGATCCTCATCAGAACGGTCAAACAATCGACATTTACGTAAAAAATGTAGACAGTGCGGTAGACCTGGAGCTGGACAATACACAGCCTTTCAGGGTCTATAATTGCGCATAATTCGCTCATTATTATAAACCATCATCCGGGCCGCTAAGTATTGCTTTTGCGGTCCAAGTATTACTCTTAAGGAACGTCATGAAAGACGATTAAGATTTAGGAGAATTTACATGGCTCAATTATATGGAAAGAAAACTAGCGATGGCCTACCAAAGGCCCTCGAATGTACGGACGAAGGCCTGCTCAAGGTGGACACCGAGCTCACGGCCACGATCGATCCAACCGGCTTAGCCACAGAGGTCACGCTCGGAGATATCAAGACCGCCGTTGAAGCCCTGGCAGCCGCCACCCCGGATACGGCTGCTGATGATCTTGCCAGTATGTCGGCTGATTTGGGAACGATTCAAGCTGATCTTGCCACAGTAAAAGCAGATATTATACTTATTAAAGCAGATGTTGCTAAGTTGCCACAAAAAGACCAGCTCCATGAAAACATCGAATTCTCAGACGCTTCTGCCCAGACTATCATAGCCGCGCCTGGAGCTGGGAAACGGATCAGGCTCACAAGGCTCAGCCTGTCATCAGGCAGCGATCCACAAGTGAATGTGGAAATTGCACTGAAGTCTGGGTCCACAACCATCGAGACGGTTAAGGGTGCCGCGATGGTCTTTGACTACCCCGAGCACCGGAACTTGGACACTAATGAAGCCTTTGTTGTGCAGTGCACCTCTGCTGATCGGGTTATCGGTGGCGTGGACTATTACATTGAGGCGGTTTAAATGAGCAGTATTCACGTAGCAGATGACGACGTGGCCGATAAGATCATTGGCGTCATGTGGAACACCGGCAGCGATAGTTCTGCTCTTCAACAGATCGATGTTGATGGGGATGTCATTACCAAGAAATCGACTGCCTGGTTCGATAGGCATCCGGTTTGGGGTGGTATGAAGCGATGCACCCTTTCGGTCGATGGAGTTCCAACTTTCGGGGATAATGCAAGAGGCGATGGTCTCACGTTGGACGGTACTGCCGGACAAGTCATGGTCCGGGTTCCAAGGTATTATATCAAGTCAGAAAAAAGTGGCAATTATCTTAAATGGTGGATATCTCCATTTCCGTATCCAGGATTTGATCTTCATCCAGCTTTCAAGCAACGCGGCGGCACAGAGCGCGCTCAGCTCTATGTGGGCGCCTACGCTGGCGGCCTGGCAGTGAACTCCTCCGGCACTCTGTACATGCTTTCCGCTACCGGGAAGCAGCCGTGGACCGGAACAGCTATGGGCAAGCTGCCGTTCGGCAGCGGAGCAACTGAGATAGCAGCAGGCGACACTGTAGTTGGCACCACCTCAGGCAAGACCTGTATTGTAGTGGCTGTCCACAAGGTATCGGGTGATTGGGGGGCCGGTAACGCGGCAGGATTCCTCTATGTCAAGTATCCTGGGGCAAACTGGAGCAATTGGACGGACTCCGAGGATATCCTGGTGGGCGGGGATATCAGAGCAGCGACTACCGGAACCGGCGAAGCTCTTGGTCTGACCCGGCAGAACGCTGAAACTTATTGCAATAACATCGGATCTCCCCGGTGGGGCTGCGAGAACATATGGACATTAGACGCGCTCACAATGCTCTACTTGGTGGAGTACGCCAACTGGAATTCGCAGAGTACTTCGGTGGGAATTGGCCGAGGTATCGTCGATAAGGCGGCTGGGACAGGATTCGCAGGCGAAAATAATGGTGCTGGCTCCGCCGATACCAATATCGGCACCAATGGAACGGGCACAGGCACGGGAACGGATGGACGCACTCCAATAGTCTACCGAGGCGTAGAAAACCTGTGGGGTAACGTGAACCAGTTCATCATCGGCATCGATATTCCTGATGCTGCCTATCGTATCCTGAAGAGAGACGGAACGGGGACCCCCAAGTGTCCGATGGATGCAGGGCACTACGAATCATCGATAGCTGCGCCGGTCCAGTATGCCGATCCTGCCAACCCGGATTCGTACGCCAAGGACATCCTCTACGAGGATCTTTCCAAGTACCTGATCCTGCCCAACCTCGGAGGAGGCAGCGATTCCACATACCTATGCGATAAAATCTACTGGCATAGAGCCGGTCAGACCAACATTTGGCTGGCTGGTGGGCGTTGGCACGATGCCGCTGTCGAGGGTGTCTGTCATCGCCTTGCGTCTTACGTCGCTTCCTATTCGGTTCGGACGCTTTCCGCTCGCCCGGAGTTCGTATGAGGTGGTCATGATGATAGAAAGATCTAATATTCAACAGCTCTGGCACGGGCCGGTCAATATCGAACGCGATGGCTCCCGATATATCATTCGTGACCTCATGGTCCGGTGGAATGAACAGACGGAAGAAAAAGAAACTGAAGACGGCACCGAAACGGAGTACGTCTATGATGCCCATAGATTCGACTTTGAATTGCCCCCGGAAGTACAGCCCGGTCTTGAAGCCGTCGAATTCTATCTTGAAGCTGCACAGGCCGCTATCTTGCAGCTGGCTCAGGATTTGGAAGCACAGGAGGCTAGATTCCAATGACGCTATCAGAAGCCCAGCAAAAGCGGCTGAATGACCTGGCGATTGGCAAGATAGTCACCGGGCAGATCAGCATCGATGATCAGATAGCGGCACTGAGAAAGCAGATAGGTGCCTTATCGGAGGCTGTCAAAGTTCCGCTCGATGCGGACTTTCAGGCATTGGATGAATTGGTGGCATCCGAGAAAGCCAAGAAAGAGAAAAAGGTCGAGACGGTCAAGCCAGCAAAGAAAACAGCCAAAAAATCTAAGTGAGGTAATTTCGTGAAAATAGATCCTACCAAAGTGTGGTGGCTCATCATCGTCCTTCTGCCGCTCGTTTCTGTCGGTGCATGTATCCTCTCAGTGTCGTTCCAAGGCGAAGGCTACATGGAGGCCTGGCACGATAGCGATAAGGTCACCGACCGGACGACCGCACAGGGCCGCTATGATTACGGAGCCGAAATGTACACCGGGGGCCTATCATCCGGCCTGAACATCTCAAATGGATCTGCATCCTATTCCTTCCGGTCCGGCGACTATGCAATCAGGTTAAAGAAGTTCTCCGGACAGGTGGTCGCGGAGGCAGATCACAACGGCACGATAATTGATGCTGCTGGCGAAGGCGAAATGACCGCGATATCCTATCCAACCAGGCCATTCGCAAGCAGCGTTAGGCCGTTCCCGATAGGTGGGCTGGAGGCTAAAGGAAAGTTCTCATTACATGCAGCCACCGAATTTGAGAACATTCCTCTGGATATGTGGAACGGCACGGAGTGGGCGAACACTCCGGTGATCGACATCAACCAGACGCCGAACCAGACGACCAATGAGACGGAAACCATCGATTCGATCAACGACACAACCTGGATCGATGGCAGTGACTGGGACGATTCGGTCATAATTTACATCTGAGGTTATTTTTATGGTACACCAATTTAAGAAGGCCCCAAAGAAGGAAGAGGCTTGCTGCCTGCCAGGGGAGGGGCTTACCGACGAGGAGTTTGCAAGCTTCTGTAAGACTCCGGAGGAGCTGAAGAGGATTCCCAACGGCAAGCTGCGATATCCCGATGGTACTATCGTTTATATCGATGGGGCCGGTCAGCAGTGGACAGAGAAACAATGGGAGAAACGCTTCGGCTACAACCCAGTGCCGGTCTGGGACCGTATGTGTAAGCAGAAGATAGCGGTCTTGGGCTGGAACAGCGAGAAAGATCAGGCAGTCGGGAGCCTGGGAAAGTTTCCGACACAAGGAGACACACGATGAACGCAATTTTACTTACAATGATCGCCTTCATAGCGATTGTGGGGGTAGCATCCGCAGACTACGTACAATACACCAGCCCTGCCGTCAAGGACCTCAGCGGCCTCAATATGTCTGAGATCGAGGCAATATTCGCGGGGGACGGCACCGGATGGGTGGTGTCCGATGCTGGTGGTGCTGGATGGACCCCCAGTATCAATGCCTTCCTGGCTGACAATGGGGAAGGCGTGCCGGGTAACGTAACTAAGAAAATACCGTTAAGATGTGGAGGAGTATAAAATGGCAGACGAAAGGGTCAATACTGATGCTAAGCTGGCATCGATGGTTATAGACGGTGGATACAACTCATTCGTAGAGAAGAACAGCAGGATGATGGACTATCTCAGAGAAGAGATCGAGGAGCTTCAGAACATGATCGACAAGCTTCAGTCCACCGACATTCAGGCAGGCTACCTACCAGACGATGACAACGATATTGTCAAGTTCCTGGATGAGATAGTCGAAGAGGTGGACAAGAACCTGTTTGTCCTTGGAAATGCTATCAAGGGCATGAGTGACAGCACCAAGGTAACGCTCAACACTGCCGGATTCATGAGGCTGTCCAAGGACCAGGCCAGTATCAAGACCTTCCCCGGAGGTAACTGAAAATGTTAAACAAGCTCGAAGAGATCCTACCAGGATCTAAGACATACATAATCGCAGTGGCAATGTTCATCATGGGCTTTGCAGGATACATCGACCCCGAAGCAGCCGGGTTCATCGGAGATCTGGTTGGTATGGATCCTGCCAACGTGCTCATGATCGCGGCCCTGATCATGGCTTTCCTGCGCAAAATCACAAATAGTCCGGCTAAAATCTGACGCTGGCGATAACAATGCCAGCCGATACGGTAGAAACTATGTTGGCCCGTGTTGATGAGCGGACACACCGTATGGACGAACGAGACGGACGGATAGAGAAGAAGCTGGACGCCCATTGTAACCAGCTAGGTGACCACGAAAAGCGCATCGGATGCCTTGAAGGATTTAAGATGTCTGTGTATATCGCGTCTGTCGTCGTGGTAACCCTGGTCGGTTTGGCTGTTGCCGCTTTCGGATTATTTTAATGTGGGTGGTTAATCTTGACCGACACTGATTTTTTATCACCAGTAGTAAACCAAATTATCCTGACCAGCCACATCGAGGCCGTGTCGAGAGCCAGCCGGGAAACCGGGATTGTCAACGGCAACCGGCTGACAGCATCGACACCGGCGGATATGGTGGTGACGATCGGTGCCGGTAGGATTAAGATAGCCGGAACACCATCCGACGTGGTAGAGGATACCGTAACCCATGATGCCGCGCATGCTACGTTACCCAGGATTGATATAATTTATCGAGATGTAGCTGGAGCTGCCCAGATAGCAAAAGGAACTCCTGCAGCTATCGAGGATCCCAAAGAGCTGAGCGACTGGAAGAGCTACACCTCCCCGGTGCCACCCACCTCAATCCCACCCGGCGCTATCATAGGAGCTGTCTGGATACCAGCAGAATGCACGGCCATCACATCTGAATATATCTGGATGTTCGCCGGAGGAGTGGGCGACCTGGCCACTTCTATAGGGACACCAGGCACGGACGCCATGCCAGCCTCAGAGAAGGCAGTGCGAGATGTTCTGGCTGAATGTGCACCAGCCGCCAAAGGAGTCACCAACGGTGATTCTCACGACCATTCAGGTGGAGATGGTGCCCAGATAGATCATGGCAGCCTGGGAGGCCGGACAGATGACGACCACTCGATCTATTACAACCAGGCCCGAGGAGACGCCAGGTACGCCCAGCTAGCTCATGCTGCCCGGCATGCATCAGGTGGGGCCGACGCCGTCAAGCTTGATGACCTAGCCGCACCCGACGATAACACCGACCTCAACGCCAGCACCACAAAGCATGGCCTGATGATGAAGTATCCCAACACCGCCCAGGCTCTGAAAGGGGATGGCACCTGGATTACAAGGTATTTCGAGGTAGATTTCCCATTCGGCGATGGAGAGAACATCATCGAGGCCAGCGCGGCTGAAGTCGGGATCCCGATAGCCTGCAAGATCATCAGGGCGGATGTTTGGGAGGTGGGGCTAGTCTCCAGCTCTATCACCTGCACCCTCTACAAGCACGCAATTGGGGCCGCCAAGGGCTCTGCAGTGGACACTTTCGCCATATCCAGCGGTGTAAGCATGACCGAGACCAGCCTGAACATCTCAGTCAGTCAGCATGAGGTCCTGCGGGTCGAGGTCAGCGGCATAACCGCGGCCAAGCAGATCGTCTGCAGGCTGTTCCTTGAGGCCACCTGATGACGAATCTATATGTCTTCTGGAGGCTGGCGACAGATCCCCCGGCTCCATGGACTAGGCTGACCAGGACGAACCAGTACCTCCGGTTCAACGGGACGCCGGGGAACCATTGGACGCAGACCGGGGCGACCACTCATACTCATCCATCTGTGTCTGGGTTCACCGTAGGAACATCAGTTCACTCAGGCAGCGCGAACGCCAATACAGGATCATCACTCGACGACATCCAGGGACCTCACAGCGATCACGCCGCGCCAAGCTCTTACGGCATCACCAGCAACAACAACAACCCACCTGGCTGGGGTCTGGATATCATCTATATGGATCTGGCCACGTGGGAGGCTGATGTCCGGTCATTCCCAGAGGGTGCGGTCATCCTATCGAACGGCGCTCTGGTGGATGCAGCTCTGGAGCGGTACAGCTCCGCAGACGGGAAGTACATTGTCCACGCCGAGCCAGAGACGTCGGTGGGCACCAACACCCCACAGTCGCACACAGTGACCGGCACACTGGGCATTACCTACGGCCTCAGCTATTTGACCTGCAGCACGCGGGTCAACAAAGTGGGTGACCGATCTCTCCAGCACAATCACACCATCTCCCTTGCATCCGAAGCGAAGTATGTCGAGCCCAGGAACCTGGTGACGAGGCTCTACAAGGCTCTGCAGGATACATCGAAGGCACTGGCAGAGACTGTCGTATTCGTTGATGGGGCAGTCGGTGCTAACTGGGAGATCCTAACCGGCTGGGCTGGAGGGAACCTGAAGGGCGGCGATTCTGACCCGACGCTCTCGGGATCGGACACTCACACCCAGACATTCTCGGGGAACTCGTCCACTTATGACGGGCCGGACGCTTTCGATAACGAGTATTCACCCAACCGGACGGTCTACGATTCGCACTATCACCCAATCTCAGGAACGCTCGATTCAGTTAGTCACGTACCTTCAAGCAGGCTGATCGTTCCAGCTAGGCTCCTCAGCACCGTCTACCGCAGCAGGAAGGTAGCAGGTCCCCAGGTCATCGGTCTATGGTGATTCTATGGAATTCACGGAAGAGCTTGAGGCCATAGGCCGGAAGTTCAAGAAAGCGATCGAGGACCGGATAGACTCGGGGGTGCCGCCGCCCAACGCGCCCTATACCATCCTGAAAAAGGGCCACGACCTAACCCTCAGGGAGACCTGGGCCTATCGAAACAGCATCGAGGTCCATACCGATCCCGAAGGGGTTGAGATCGGGGTTTTTGATCCTAAAATTGCTCAGTACGTCCATTGGAACGAGCACGGCACCAAGACGATCCCACCCAGGCCCGTATTCGGGCCGGTGGCTGACGGTCCCGGTGAGCAGTTTTTAGACGAACTTGAAGAAGCGATAGCAGACAAGATTATAGAAGAATTTGAGAGGTAATTATGGCAGCAATTGTGCAGATTGTAGGTTACTATGGACCCGCACCCGGCGTCAAGACGCCGCTGACTGTTCAGAGGTATAATACAGCGATACCCAGCCAGAGAGACCCTGGCCTGAACTTTCCCAACAACATCCCCCCATCCGGCGAGACTTATCGGTCTTGTTGGATGTACACAGGAGCAGAGATCACCGGCGGAACTTACAGCCAGCTCACCAACTGGCGATGGGGGACACCCGGGAACATCAAAGATCCAGCTGTGTGGGACCTGGGAAGCGGCAAGGTTCAGGTCGCTCTGAAGGATACCGGAGATCATGGATGCCCGGTCGCAAGCTATGAAGCACCAACCGGGGTGTCCGGTAGCTACGGGTATGACATCAAAGATCCCGTGAACGGCCACACATATTACAAGAGCGAGACCACACCATGCGCCGATGCAGACAACTACACAACCACCAGCCCGCTTGTGTTCGATACCACCGTCTACACTCCCGCGAGCCCACTGAAAGTGACCAAACTGGTAGTCCATCAGCTTGTGCTGGAAGACGATAGCAGCTTTGGAGAGAAGGCGGAGCTGGCGAACTTCATCCGGTGGCAGGAGATTTGAGTGCCCGAGATAGCTCCCAATTGCTGGAAGGCTGCCCTCTCCTTTTTCTGGTGGCGAGAATACCGGGATGGTCGACAGGAACAGGAGTTTGACCTCCTCACCGGCCAGATATCCCCATGGGGCAGCAAGACGCCCGAAGGCTTATCAAAGGTTGGCTGGCTGCCCGTGACCCCGAGCCTGGCTCAGAAGATGAAGAGCTGTGGAGAGTACGGCATCCCTACTCAGTCTCTTGCCATAATCATACCTCTGGCAGAAGGCGAGGAACCGGTCATCTACAAGGAGACCACCGTCTGGGAAGGGTCGCAAGTCCACTGCAAGGCATGTGACGCTGTATTCCGGTCGACGGGTCCGGCCACCCATTGTCCGATATGCGGTGCAAAGACCTCATGGCGGTGCCCCAAATGCGGCCAGCTGCAGGACTCCGAGATCTGCCCGGACTGTAAGGTGCAAGGCAATCCCATCAATCCCCTGGAATCCCGCCCCGCCAGGTGGGATGAGACTGAGTACTTCCTCGGGGTGAAAGGGAAGTTCTGCAACCGCTTCAACACTTCAAGACTGATCACAGAGCATTAAGGTAAATCATGACAGGCTACGGCGATTCTTTCTATGGATCTGATTGGTACACAGGCTCTCCGTACCGAGCCAACACCGAGCTGAGGGTAGGAATTGTAGCAAGGATCGTCAAGCCACCCCGATCCGCTCCACCGGTGATAGACAGCATCGCCTACGGCCTGGCTCAGAGGTTCGACTACCTCCAGCAGGGGATCCAGGCGTTCGCCCTGTTCAATAAGATCGAGTTTGCTAAAGGAGAAAGTGACGGGTTCCTGCCCTCTCTGGATGATGTGTGGGGGAAGATCTACAGCCTGCCACGGAGGACGGGGGAGAGCGACCACGACTACCGGGTGAGACTTCAGACTTATACCAAAGTCCTGACCGGTTGCGGAACGGCTCAGACTTCACAGGAAGTATTGGATTTTCTGATCGGACTGCCGGGTGCTACCACCGTTCAATCCGTCTGGCCGGCGCAGGCTAAGATCGAGTTCAATTCAGTCGATGCCATGAGGCTGGCTACTCGGAAGCTGGACCTCCTGAACTCAGTGCTGCCGGGCATGTTTGCAGCTGGTGTGGATTACCATCTTCAGCTCTTCTATCTGGATTGCTACGTGAGGGCAGCTATCAAAGGAGACGCCACGTTGCCGTACATCAGCCGGGCGGCCATAGCCACAGACAATGAGCTGGCATGCGGAGTTGATGCGCTGGTAGCCTACAGCAGAGAGCTGGCAGCCGTCATATCAGCATCCGTCCGGACGACTAGAGACCTCTGGCTGCCAATGAGGGCAGCTATAAGAGCTGACCGTCTCCTGGAACCGTCTATCATCTCGGCCATACGGGGCAACCCGGAGCTGCCCATCGAGACTCGGGCTGCGGTCCGGGGCGAACCATGGCTACCATGTAGCTATTTTGCAGCTGTCCAGGGAGAGCCGCAATTGGATATCGAGACTCGGGCTGCTGTAGCCAGGGACTTTGATTTACCCTGCAGCGTCCTGGCCAGGGTAGTCTTCATGTACGAGCTTGAGACGGCGATCAAGGCCGCCGTGAGCGGCAGGAGAGAGCTGTCCGTAGGCATCCGGGCAAGGATAGCTAGGGGTGGAGCATGACCGACGAGCTCCCCACCCTCACCATATCTGCCAGCGACCGGATCATGACTCGGCCCATCGAGCAGGATCCCGAATCACCCAGGTACGAGCAAGACCAGTGGGAGGTGTCTCAACCTTTGCCTGGTGTCAGGATCATCAACTCCTGGCAGATCTATCACAAGATGTGGCTGGTTCTCGCGGTCACCGATGGCGGAATATATAATATCTTCCTATCGGTGGGCGGTAGGTTCACGCTGGTTCATTCCCACCCATCGAAGATCTACAACCTATTCTATGTGGATGACGGCCATTGCCTATTCTGTGCAGACGATGGCTGGTATTTCACTGTGAACACCGGCACAGCCTGGACCGAAGCGGACGAGGACGTTCTAGGACCGATACCGGACGAGGACGTTCTAGTACCTGAGTACGATGACTGGATCATCATAGATTCGTGGTGGCCTATACCGGATCCGGATGAGATCGTTCCAGAGTACGATAACTGGATGTGGCTGGGCGCTTTAGGAGCTGCAGCATATAGCCCGGCAGCCAAATCACTAGCCGTGATCGGCCTGAGCACCGGCTCATGGGCCCTGGTCGCCTATGCGGAAGATCATAGGATCTATCGGGCAGTGTATCCTGGAGGAGAGTGGGATGTAGCCTATGACACCACAGCCATCTGGAGCGACAAATGGTATCCTGCCATCGCAGGTGGTCCGGCCGGTATCCTGGCCGGGGCTGGAAGCAAGCTGCTGAGGTCTTTGGATGCTGGCGAAACATGGACGGTCATGAGGGACCTTGGATCTGTGATTAAAAGTATCGTGGTTTCGAACCAGTCCACAACACCAGTTTTCGCTGTCACGGTCGAACCTACGCCGGGCAGCGATATTGACAAGATCTATCTATCTTACGACCTGGGCGATTCTTTGGCAGAAGACGCCAACAGAGCCGGATCGATCAGCTCCGTCCAATCGGTCGTGCCCACTGGAACGAACGAGGTTCAGACCATGTTCACCGTATTAGGCAAGCGGGCTGCCGATAGCACCAAGCAGGATTATAAGATCATCGAGGCCTAAACAATGCGACTTACCAAGCTCCTCATGGCCATACTGTTCTTCCTTTATCTCTGGTGGCCATATGACGTAAATCTATACAAATTTCCTTATCGCACCTGGTTCTGGTCTACACGCTACACTCACGGGGACGAGTGGCCGGAAGGATTCTATTGGTTCTACAAGATCCCAGCCGAAGCAGGCCACCGAGAGCAGTTAGCATTCAGGTCGCCAGAAGATCGCAGAAGCGTGGGGTGGGGTCAGAGGCTCATCAAGAAGGATGTACTCTATATCATCACTTATGCAGGAGATACGCCGAACTGGGGGAACGTCAGCCAGTTTATCGATATCGGTCCGCCCTGCGGCAACTGGCTATCCGGAATGTTTGAAGAGGGAGAGACCACCAGAAGCCAGACTTATAGCGTCCAGGCCGCGGTCCGGGCCGTCCGAGAACTGCCGGGGAAGATAAAAGCCACAGTCGCCAAGAACGATGAACTGGACGCGGGAATCACGGCCACTATCCAGGCCACTCCGGAGCTGCCAGTTCTCACGTATGCTGCGATCGCAGGCAATCCCGAGCTTGTGCACCCCATCAGAGCGGCCATCCGAGCAGAGCTCTATCTGGAGCCAGCTATCATAGCCGCCGTGGGAAAGGATTTTTCGTTAGACTGTGGCGCAACCGCCGCTGTGCAAGGCAATCCGTACAAGTGGTATGGCACGCGGGCGGCAATCAAGGGTGAGACCGAGAAGACCGTTGGAATAACAGCTTTTGTGGTGAAGAGTCGTGCTGATCAGATTATGCTCGAAATGGAAAACAACTGGCCTCAGGAACTGGATCTCCGGAGCACTCCGAACTCTCCGTCTAAGTTCAGGGACTGGCGGAAACAGCCAATCGGACAATGAGACCGCAGACCTGGTGGCCCGGAGCCTCATAGCTAAGGTCTGCAAGATTAGGGAAGGTCCGGAGTATGATGAGGCTGTCCGGACCGGTAAGGCCTATTGGTTGTCCGTCCTGGCGAACAGGCCCGACGATCGAGCTAAGAAGAGATCTGACCAGGCTCTAAGCAAACTCCTGAAGTGCCGGGTCGAGATAGCGGGCAGGAAGAAGAGTAGAACGGAAAACCTAAAGCGAGCGATATATGATACCTTTACCTGCCGCCACTAAGAAGAAGATCCTGGCCTGGCTGCCTCATGTTCTGGACGGCTATGATTATCCTCTGAAAGAGACCGACAACATCCTGCCGGACCTCATAGCCCCAGCGATCACCTATTACTTTTCGTCTGTCGGCACCCCGTCACAGTTCTCCTTTCAGCCCCTTAGGACAGTCCGGAACAAGGTAACCTACGAGATGGAGGAGTACTGGGGGCAGTATCACTATGCTACAATGAACGTGGTCCTCCGGGCCAACGACAAGGACGAAATGGAGGCCATGTGGTCAGACTTCTACCAGAGGTGCATGGCCACCAGGAGAGATGCGAAGATATACCACGACGGCTGGAGGTTCCTGGAGATCCTGGATTCCAAGCCATTAGAACCCCAGAGGCTTGACAATGGAAAGAATCTGTATTGGGCGCAAGTGGATCTGCGTTTCGAGTACGAGGTCGTATCTGTCCCCGACGAGGATTACATCAAGCGGGTCCACAACGAGATTGAGGTCGATGAGGGTGACCCCCACATCACCTGGTTGTCCGAGGTTCGAGAGGTCGAACTCGCGGTCGGTATCGTTGCATTCGTCGCCCCCAGAGGCGACTGATAATCAATTTTTATTTTAGAGGTGAAAATCTTGAAAAAGAAGATACTGATGAGAGTAGTGGATGCTCTGCTGCTACCTAACCCCCCGGTGACCCGAGAGCAATACAAGAAGTGGGTCAAGGAGTCCGGCCTCAACGTGGCCCGGAACAAGATGATAGAGGTTGAAGTTGACGTGGAGGCTTACTAAATGGCCGAGATTATGCTTGGTAATCAGTACAATTTCCTGAGGCACGTAATCACCCTGGAGAGCATCGGCCAGGTAGCGGTTACAGTAGGCCGCGGGGTGGTTGTAGGGATCGGTACGGCAGACAGAGGCCCTGCGATGGTTCCTTATGGCATCGCTGGCTCCGCAGCCAGCAAAATTAAGAAGACCTACTATGCCGGCCCCCTCAAGGAAGGACTGGAGGATGCTGCTAATCAGGGTGCTTCTATCGTTTACGGCGTCCGGGTGCTTGGGGCTGGATATGCTTCGGCATCTCTGACTGTAGATGATGGCACGGACGATGTAGGAACGTTCAATGCAACCGGCCCAGGAGTAGCCGGGAACATTCCGACAATCACGATTGCCCGAGGAGATGCATACGGCTCTATAGTCGAGACCTTTGCCGGGAACGGCGGGACGTCTCCCTATGCCCTGATGTACAATGATATTGATTCTGCAGCCCTGACCAACTATGTGAAGGTGGCGGGAGTCACAAAGACGATCATCTACACCGGAACTCCTGACCCAGGCGAGTGTCTGATCGATCCGGTGGCTGGCACCCTATCATTTGCTGCCCTCGAATGGCCCACAAAATCTCAGCAGGTCGAGGTCAAGTACAAGTACTACAGCCGGAAGGTCACCATCACCGATGTCAGCA